CTATTTCTCTTACAGAAATTTCTGTAAAGACAGAAAAGAGCTTAGAAGCGCTCTCTGCTCTAGTGCGTTCGAAACTAGCTGCCGATGCCGCCAGCACGCTTGAAAGGATCGACAGCTATGACTTGGACGGGATAAAGGACGAAAGCGTGAGGGAGACTATTCTAGGCAGCGTGGCGAAGCGTAGTGCGTTGGTGTTCGGATGGAGCGAACAAGGCGAAGCGGCGTCCGTTTCAATCAATCTGTTGGGTCAGATGCCGGATCGAATCGCTGAAATCCAAGTCACGGGAGAACCGGAAACCAAGTGAATATAACACCCATTGTGCGTCGCAGGGAAACTTATAATCAGCATAAGTTTTGCTTATGACAGAAAAGGATTCTTTTTCCTAGGCTTGGCACACTTTTTGACGTAGGACCTGGCACCCCCTTTGCGGGTGGGCTTCGTTTACGATACCCCCCTCAAAAATTTTCCACCTTTTTGACCATGATAAACAAAATCAAAATCGGTCAAACTGTATCTTTAACAACCGCCGAGAGGAAGTTGGCCCACTTCATCGCCAAGAATCGCAACGGCAATAATCGTCATTTCAACATTACCAACCTGAAGATCAGTGCGCAGGATTCTGCGACTGTGGATTTGGAGGGTATATGCGGCGAGATAGCGTTCTGTAAGTTGTTCAACGTGTATCCTGATCTGGATACCGACCGCGATCCTCCGCATCCGCTCTACGACGCGACAATCCCGCCACCGCCGGGATATCGCATCGATGTCAAAACGACCAAGTACGAGACTGGAAAGCTACTAGTCGATGCGCGCAAAGGCCCGAAAACCGATAGCGTTGATTTCTATGTCCTAATGACCGGCTCATTCCCAGGTCCGTACACTTACCGTGGCATGATAGCGCGGGAGACGATCATCGCACCTCATCGGATCGAGACAATTAAGGGTTATCGATCATACGCCGCCATCCAATCGGAGTTAGTGGCCAACCCTATGGACGACACATTTTAATTGACGCGATAAGCATTTCTATCGCTCCATCCCGCGTAACGACCTTAAGAGTTGCATTCAACTGGTCATTGAATGCCCCCGTCTAAGCGGCAATGACGCTCCGCATCGGAAGCGGTTGGATAATCAGCCACCGTGTGGTGGATGGATGGCCAACCAAACAACGCAGATAACGTCGGTTTACATTTTTCATCTCATGTCTTGTCCTAATGTCTTCAACGCCTTTGCGGTGGCTACCGAGTCGCTCGCTCAGGACGTTTATAAACGCGCCTCGTACCGCTCGATGTGGCTCAACATGATTGAGCGCGGCGAGTATCCTCAGGGTACGGGTCTGACCCAGACCTCGTTCACCACCACCTCCATCGAGCCGACTGCGGCTGAGGAGTGGTCGGCCATTACCCTTGCGAGCGGTAACCCCGGCGACAACGGCGGCGCTTGCGATGTCACCTATAGCGAGGTTCCGGTCGGCTACAATGCCGTCACCTGGAGTCCTGAGCGTTTCGCCCTCAAAGGTCCGCTCCTGTGTAAGGACGATCTGACCTTCGATCATCGCGTCGAGGCGTTCCTGCGCGTGTACTTGGAGAAGCTTTCGATCCGCGCTCAGCGTTCTTGGGAGACTCGTTACCAGAACACCTTCGCCAAGTTCGCCATCAAGGCTGTGGCCGACTCGTCCTTCACTCAGGTTGAGACGATTCCGTCTGGCGTGAATGAGTTCCCCTGGATTCAGACCGGATCGGCTGGTCAGGCGCTCAATCAGTCCACCTCCGAGCTGACTCAGGAGATGCTTGATGTCGCTGCCGCCACGCTGATCCGTAACGGCGCGACAAATCCTGACAGCTCCGGCTTCATCAGTTACTCCAGCGATGGTCCGATCTTCCCGCTGTACATCGGCTTGGAGGCTTCGCAGCGCATCGCTCAGAACAACCCCGCGTTCCGCGATGACTTGCGCTTCGCTGATCAGGGCAGTGGCGCTGGTGCGGAGTTGCTCAAGCGCATCGGCGCGAATCGGGTCATTAAGAACTTCCGGCATGTGCCGAATCTGTTCCCGCCCCGCTTCACCTACGCTGGTGGCAAGTACACGCTGGTTCAGCCGTTCACCAGTGCTTCCGGCACGAAGGGTACGGTGTTCAGCGTCAACCCGAGCTGGACGACCGCTCCGTACGAGGCTGCGTTTATCGTTACCCCGTACGTCTTCAAGTCGCACATCGTGCGTCCTGTGAACCGCGTTGGTGATTTGAGCTGGATGCCGACCAACTACATGGGCGAGTGGCAGTGGGTGACTGGTGCCTACAAGTTCAATACGGACTGCGAAGATCCGTTGGAGAAGAAGGGGCAGCATTATGCTGAGTTCATTCATGCTTCTGAGCCTGTTTTCACCAACCAGGGCATGACGATCATCTTCCGCCGCTGCACCGGCGCTCTGACCCAGATCATTTGCAGCTAACGCTTCGCGGATCATCTGACGCTAAGCATTCAAAAGATCCGCAGGTCGAAAGGCTTGCGGGTTTTTTCTTTTCACGCATCATTGCGGCTCGGTTTAGTTTTGTGGTATCATACGTTCGCCCCTCATCAGCGTGTTGCGCGCTGGTGGGGGGTTTTTGGCATTGACAGAGTAGGCCACAAAGTGATGCTCCCCGTATGCCGGTATTTACCATCCCCGAAGGCGTTGAAATCCCCGAGAATCTGAAGGAAGGCGAGGCTTTCCAGACGATGGCGACTATCGTTCTTGGCAAGGGCGGCAAGGCTGAGGTCATCGAGATTGATGGCATGGTCATCCCTGGCTACGAGAAAAAATCCAAGGGCAAGAAGATGGCTGAGCGCGGGGAGGATGAGGAGTACGAGGAGGAGGAGGTTGCTGAGGGCGGCGGCGGGGAGGGTTTTATCGCTGAGGTGATGCGCCGTGGTTCTGGTCCGATGGCCTAAATTGTAAATCGATATGCCAAACATCACATGCGACGAGGCGGAGACGCTGATCAATGAGGCGGCGTCGCTGGGATGTCGTTCTCCATGGGAGGTTGAGCTGGCCAAGCTCGCCCTTGAAAATCGTATTGCCGCGTATCTCCAGGGTGGTGGCGCGACGCGTGGCGCGTATCGTAGCGTGAGCGCGACGGGTAATGTCACGAGTGGTGATTATCTTCTGCTCTGCGATTCAACCGCTGGCGCGGTGACGGTTACGTTGCCTCCGGCTGCGCTTGTTCCGGGACGGATCTATGTGTTCAAGCGAATCAATGCCGGTGCGAACAACGTGGTTGTTGACGGTTATGCGTCGGAGACGATTGACGGCGCTACGACGTACACGCTGAGTTCTCAGTGGGCTGGCGTGACGGTTATGAGCAACGGAACCGCTTGGTTCATCATCATCTGATATGGCTAACATCTCCTGCGCGGAAGCTGCTAATCTGATCGCCGAGGCTTACGGCGCTTCGTGCAAGAGTCCGCGCGAGCGTAATCTGCTGGAGATTGGCCTACTCTGGGAGGCTGCGACGCTTGGCGGAACGGCTGACATCACGGCGGACAACACGGTGATTACGGCTGACAGCACGATCATCACGGCGGACATGACCGAATTTCTGTAACCGAAACAAACCCTTCAATACTTCACATGGCAAAGCAAACGATCAATATCGGAACAGCTCCGAACGACGGAACGGGAACGCCGCTTCGTACAGCGTTCGATTACTGCAATCTGAACTTCACGGAGCTGTACACGGCAGTCGGCCCGAGCGGCAATAACATCGTCGTTCCTGGCTCCGCCACCATCAGCGGCGATCTGACGGTGGATACCTCGACGCTGAAGGTTGATTCGACAAATGATCGGGTGGGATTTGGAACCGCTTCACCGGCTCAGGGTGTTCATCTGTCAAAGTCGAGCACATCTACCGCTTTAACTTCTCCTCCTGTCGGTGGTGCTAGTTTTCGCATTCAGAACACTAGCAGCACGAACAACAACTTTGGATCTGTTGAGTTCTACAATGCCGCTGGATTGTTTGGAGCATCTGTAAACTGTCAGTACACAAATCAAGCGACTCCGACAAGCGATTTGGTGTTTGTCACTCGCGGATCAAGTGGTGGACTAGAACACTATCGCATAGCCGCTGATGGCGTAGCCACTTGGTCCGAAGTCGGCGGAGTCGCTGGCACCGCCATGACCCTGAACTCCACGGGGCTGGGAATTGGTGTCAGCCCGTCGAACAATCTCCATGTTCAAGGAGCGTCCGGTGCAACCGCGATCCGCATTTCAGCCGTTACGGATGGAACGCTTGGATTCATCGGGTCTGCTTCTGGCCTTATTAGCGGTTCCCCTGCAAACAACCTCGCTGTTCGCGCTGAGAATGGCCTTTATTTGAGCGGCGGTGGAAATGCCACGCAGTTCATTCTGAACTCCTCGGGCAACGTCGGCGTGGGGGTTACGCCGAGTGCGTGGAATAGTGGATACAAAGCGATTGAGTTTGGATCTGGAAATGCGCTGATGTCGAGTTCTTCTGGGTATGGACAAGCGTTTTACCTTAACAACGCAGTCTATAACACTTCTGGAAATTACGTCTACAAGAACACGCAAGCAGCAGGGATGTATCAGCAGAATCAGGGAGCGCATCAGTGGTACACCGCCCCCAGCGGCACCGCTGGCAACGCCATCACCTTCACCCAAGCAATGACGCTCGACGCGAGCGGGAATCTGTTGGTGGGGACGACGAGTGCTTTGATAGCCTCATCTCGGCGACTTTCCGTTGTTGGAAC